CGAGAAGGGATTTGGGCAGGCACTAGCCCCCATGATAGAAGGCGGATACGACACGCTCAAAGGATTGGAGTTGCTGACCCATCACTTGCAAGCAAGCATCTAATCTGATAAGTTTTACCCTGAACAACACCCAATGGTTCCAGTCCCAGCGGGTGTTGTTCCTTTTATAGCCCTAGTTCTTTAGCAAGCATAAAGACTTCATCACTTAAATCATCAAGAGTTCCATCATTATAGATTACATGTTTAAACAAATGATTATCCATTGCATGCTCTGAGATGTGATGATTAACTGGTGCGTGGTTATGACGATTGATACGCCATACATCACCACCTTTATTCTGAATAGCCTTGGCTTCATTAGGAAAACGCACATCAGAAAATACTACTCGCTGGTATTCGGCTGCTCGTTTAAACGCTTGGTCAATCCAAAATGTTTCACCAAATAATTCACGACCAACATCAGTTCCAAATACTTGCAGCAATCTACGGACTTCTGCATTGCCCTTGGCTACATCCCAACCATACTCATCAACTAAATCTGCAACACGATTACCACTTTCAAGAAAAGGGTTCAATGTATAGACAGCATCACGCATAGGTAGCGCAAATGAAATGCGCTTGAACCCATAGTTTAAACACAACAGTTCTGCAACTGTATCTTTACCTGATTGGGCGTAGCCCGATAGTCCGATTATCATTGCCATCTCACTTTCGGATAGAGAGTTATGTGAATAAAGAATACAAGAAAATCTAAATGTAAACAGCGAGCAAGCACCCTTGCATCATTGGTTCCGTCTATAAATTCTACAACTGGGTAGAAATCAAAGCCCACTCCAAAAGCATGTATGCTGTTTAAACGCACATTGATAGTCAGTCTGCCAAAGTCTTTCACTCTTGCCTCTGTGTTTCTGCTCTTGCCTGAGCGTTTGACCTGACTATTCTCCTACGGTTTGACCAAATAGGTGGCTCTCCACCCAGTCTATCTTGAAGTTTCTTGATAGCCCTATGCACCCGCTTACGCAATGCTTCCTCGGTCATTTCATACACAACGGCTAACACATCAAAGTCCATGCCACCATTAGCGTATCGTTGCCGGAGAAGGTTCTTATCTTGCTCGTTTAAACCACGCAATCCATTGGCTACATCCGATAGCAAAGCAATCCTACTGTTACCTTCGTTAACCTTAGATGTCTTACTGACGAACTCACTACTCAAATCAGGCGTATCCAACCAGCCTTCATAGTCCCATACATCTCGTAATAATTGATGCAAGATTTCAGGTGTGTAATAAAAGTAATCACTTGTAGATACACGGGACTTGTAAGCACGCTCTTTCGTAACAAACTTCTGCGCTTCATTAGCATAGGTGCGGCGCAGTTTAAACGCTAAAGATTGTTGTTCGTTCCACTCATCAATCTTGTGCCAATGGGATAAAGCCCAAACAATTAGATGTTGAAAGATGTCCTCAACAGGCACAGCATTACGGTTTATCTTGGCTGAGTACCTTGATGCGGTGCGTGCCAACTTGTAAACCGTATCCCACAATGGGGACTTCTCAACATCCTGCAATTCCACACTTACTCCTTTATTATTAAATCAATCCAGTACTGTTTAAACATCATAGCACTAACTCTGACCACAAGGTCACGCTCGTTTGTGTCGTGGCGAACATTAAACTCAGGCATCAATCCACCTAGTTCTTTAACTGGTATCAATAAAGTTCCGTCAGTAAATCTAAAACAAATGCGGTGAAAGGTATCAGGATTGTCTAGGTATGGCGGGCTAATCAGCATCTGTTGCAACTTATTAAATGGAAAGATTGCTGACTTACTGCTATCTATGGACAGCCACTTAATTTCTATGTCGCCTAAATAATTTTCTCTACCGTTATCATGCAACCAAGTTAAATGGAAGTCAGTAAAGTAAAACCTAGGCGTAGGATAAAAGCGCCAGTTTGGATAGAGCCTAGATAAAGCGTGAACGGCAGCAGTTTCCCGTCTGCCGTCACCGCCCACCTGACGGATAGGTTCCAAAAAATCAGGCATAGTGTTTGTTATTAACTATGAATTGACCCTTGTGTAGATACACAGGAGTAGGAAATACTTGACGGTCTTTAACTGTTAATAAACCAAAGCCTTGTTGCCAGTTAGCAGAGCCACCCACATAATGGGCAGCGTTTAAACGCATCATGTTTCCTACTTCAAAACCATACAACTGTTCAGTAACTTTTCCATTAAGTGATGTAGTAAACGCTTGTAAACCCAAACGGTGCGTGTGTCCACAGACGACACTTTTGCCATAGCGTTTTGCTAAATTCATTGCAGTTCCGCCCGCAATACGACTCATAGCACCTTCATCCCCATGGGCTAGTATCCAATTTGGCGCTAGTTCTACCGGCTTACGGTGCAATGTAATGTTTAAACGGTCAAGGTCAAGCATTTCCTCTATGGTTAAACTACTAAGACTACGAAGTGCTGGTGCAAATTGCGACACATACTTCTCAACTCTTATGTCGTGGTTGCCAGTCTTAAAATGAATAGGTCTGCGACCCATAATGTGGCGTAGGTCTGCTAATAAATCTGTTGCTTCATTAACCGAACCTTGTAAAGTTTTTGCATACTCACCAGCATTACCCCTTGACCAACGGCTAGGTTCAGGTTGGTCAATCCAATCTCCCACTATCCACAGTTCATTAGGTTTGTAATCCCAAATGAAATCGTGGAGTAAAGCGACTGCTTTTCTATCTTGAAACGGTACTTGATAGTCACTCAGTACCACGATTTTTTTAATCATGTGTTTAAACTCCTGCTCGTTTTCGTAGCCCGTCAGCGCCCTCAGTTAAGAACACATCATTTACATCACACCCCTCAGGCATGAACACGGGAAATACATTGTCTAGTTCACGGGATAAACTCTTTGCCATCTCACGACCAGCATTATCACCATCACAAAACAATAAAATCTTTGACCAATCTGCTAACACTCTGCCATAAAATGGTTTCCAATTATTAGCCCCCGGAAGTCCGACAGCACTAAAGCCTGCTTGTGTAGCAATCATTGTGTCTATCTCACCTTCACATACAACTAATAAATCACTCTCTTGGAATAGAGCAGCAATGTTGTAGATGTGTGTACTAGCCCCCGGTCTTGATAAATACTTCGGTCCATCACCGTTTAAACTACGGAAGCGGATGTCCACAACTCCTGTTGGAGTTAGATAAGGTATTGATAATTTATTAGAGTATGGTTCGTGACCAATCTCAGGTTCACTTACGAAGCCTAGGCGGAACATACGCGCCGTCTGTTCGGTGATACCTCTCTGACTCAGGTAAGGCATCACTTGTTCTAGGTTTTCCGCGTACTTCTGACTCGCTGACTCCAGTAATTCTCTCTGCGATTTTGATAGCCTCACGAAATACAACTCCTTCTTTTTTCATTATGATTGAGTACACATCCCCAGCCATGTCGCAGCCAAAGCACCTGAACCCACCGTTGTCTATGTTTAAACGCGCTGACTTAACTCTATCACCATGGAAGGCGCAGCGCACAGTAATCCACCCATGTCGTACAGGTATTTGAAACCCGTAATGTTCCAGTACAGGTACTATGTCGTGCTTTTTATCAGAGTTTTGCAAGGGCATCACTTAGTTTCTGTACCACATAAGCATCTCCAATACCCTTATTTGCAGCCTTTATGATGACCAATGGGTTGGGTGCTAACGCCAACTTCTTGGCAATCCGATAGTTCTCTGCCTCAATGTAGGCTTCTCGTAGCCACCCACTTAGGTCAATACGCCCATCCCGCCTTGGGGCTTTGGCTTCAACAACATAGAAGTCATTTGCCGTAGGCAAGAACACATCCCCTATGTCGTTTCTACCAGCACGGGGTAAACGCTGTGCGTTTAAACCCTGAGTCATAAACCAGTCGGCTAGTTCTATTTCAAAGGCTGCGCCTCTACGCTTGTTCGCTTGGTTGTTCATTTGCTTTTGCCTTTCTTGCTTCGGCTTCATAGACAGAACCCCAATACAACTTGTAATAATTTTCATCTAAACTAAAACGCTTCATGTGTTTAACGCGAGCGCCAGTATGAGCATGAACAGGTACACCTGCTTTCTTTAAGTATCTAAAGAACACAATGTCCTCACTTACAAACTGATTGTTTAAACCTTCCTTCTCTGCAAACAAAGAATAGTCAGGACAAACTTCTCGTAATCTAGGAACAACACTCTTATGCATTAAGGCTAATCCCATGCCAGCACAATCAACTTTAATGATTTCATTTTCAGGCAAAGGATGTATGTAGTTAATAGTAAACTCATTACCAGTTTCATTAAAGACACATGGCATAGGTTGCATCAATGCTTGTTCATTTTCTTTTGAGATAAAGTAAACACCAGTAACAACTGGGCGTGTTAACTTATCTGCTGTATCCCATAATTTCTTTAACACATCTTGATTAAGCACAATGTCTGAGTCAACCCATAACAACCAATCGGTCTTTACTTGGTCAGCCCATAGGTCAAATAGACTTTGGCGTTGCCTGCCAATCTGATTACCTTGAACTCGGATAGCATTATGCACTTGTATGTTCTTAGGGTCTTGACCCATAATAATTGTGTAAACAAGTCCTTCGGTAAACTTACCGTCAGACATACCATTATCACACCAACCAATAGATAATGTTTCATTTTTACTGTGCATCTTTATCCTCAATCCCAATAATTATTTCATCAAAGTCAAACATCTCTGCTTTAATTTTTAAATCATCTAACATAGTCATAGCATTTTCTGCCATGGCTTTCCAAATACAAGACATAGTATGTAATCCAACGGCTATCTCCATCTTGCAACCATCATCATGCCCATCAATAACCGCATCTCTTAGGTGTTCTGATAGTTGGTCAACATAATCTGCGTATTGAATAGACTCAAACCAAATCTTTTGTGGGTCATAAATTCTACGAGTTGCTTCATCTAAACTATCCGCAATCATTGGTAGTTGGGTAGAAATCTTTTCACGCATTTCATCAGAGATAGGTGCATTATCAATCATCTGCCTTAACAACTCTTGTGAAACTTTTAACTTAGGTGCAAACTTATCGTTTAAACTTTCCTCGCTCATAACAGTTGCGGTTGTCCTATCTGTACTTGATGCTGTTGTAGGTCTGAAATCTGCATGCTTGCTGGTTCATAAGATAACCAAATAGGTGTACCACCAGTAGCATCTGCTGGACCATAACGATTTTTAACTGCACACACACCCATCACACCTTGTTGGCTGTGTACTGTAAGTATCAAACTTGGAGTCTGCGCTACCTTGCCATGCAAAGAGTGTCGTGGTGGACAAGGATTACCTTGTACACCTTCGCTTGTATGGTGGCACACAACAACGGCTGCGCCTGTTTCTCTAGCCCACCATTTAAGTTCACGCATCAATGTACGCAAACCACCCCACTCATCTTGACCTTCAAGGGTTACATCAACAGCATTATCAAGGATGATTAAACGAACATCATCACCAAGCCTTTCACGGGCTGCAAGTACTGAGTCCTCAATGTCTTTTAAACTTGGTGCGCTATCAAATTCCCACATCACATGGTCGGCAGGCTTTAACATTTGTGCTGCCCAATCTCTATCGTTTTCCATTAAAGGTTCAACTTCACCTTGTGGTTTACCCGTAAGCATTGCAAGCATACGAAGGGACATGGTGTGTGAGTGCGTGTCCGCCGAGATGTACAGGGTAGGTACTTTTGCTTGCACGGCTAACGATAAAGCCAAAGTACTTTTACCTGCCCCCGGCGGACCAGCAATCATTGATACTTCACCGTGTCTAAACATTATCTGTTGTGATGCTAAGGACTGCCACACGGCAGGGATTGTTGCCCCGCCCTGTGAAGCAGTCTTTATGGCACGGCTAAGTAATCTCATTGTTAGCCAGCGACCTTCTTATTGCATGCACTTTCACGGGCATT